CCACCCCCCCCCCCCCTGGATAATGGGACGTGGCGTGCTGACGCACGCACCACAGCGTCCGCACAGCGGACACAGGACAGGGGATCGCTGATCGCGATCTGGCGTGCTGACGCACGCAGGACAGGCGTCGCTTCGCGACGCACAGCAGACGAAGAGAAGACCAGAAAACACAGACCTCCGATCGTGGATCGGGTGCCCTCGCTACGCTCGGGAGACACAACTGAAGACAAGAGTGCCGCAGAGCGACACACCCCCCACCCCCCTTATGCCATATAAAGGAACTGATTACACACAGATCAATGATTCGGACGGTCATTTACTATAAACTTTACTTTTGACAACACTACTATAGAATAGGGACTCCTACTTAAAATTTTTTGCAAAATTTTTTTAGATATGAGAGACTACTTAAAATCTATAACTGCGGTCTGCCCTTTTAGTCTTAAATACTTTGACGCAGGAGAGATACCGATACTACATTATTCAGAGCCTTTAGTAAGAGAATTATACGAAGAGCTTGACAAGTATCCTGCCATTCTTTTTAAAGTTCATACCTCGATATGTCGCAAGGTACTAGAGTCCACGGCACACGAACTCTCCGACGAGTACCCTGAAGCAGAGTGGTTTTGGTCACACCCCAGTGAAGGTGGAACGTCGACCCTTGTCCCTGTGCTAATAATGCAGAATAGAGAACACTTGGCTAAAGCTCGTAAAGAGTTTAAACTAATGCGTAATGGCTAAGCAGTGGACAAAAGAAAAAATTGAGCACGTCAAAAAGAAGACGTCCATAGGTGACTCACGTTTAAGCCACGGAGCAGGCACCAATAAACGTAAAACTAAAAAGAAGTACCGTGGTCAAGGCAAATGAGCGAAGCCAAAGTAAACGATAAAACAACCTTTAATATTTCAATAAGTTATTTAGTACAAATTATTATAGCTATTGCTGCTTTTGTGTATGGGTACGCTTCTATTAGTGAACACATAGACAACAACTCAAGAGAAATAAAAAACATAAGAGGTAATCAAAATAATTATATCTTTCCCGACATCAGAATGTTGGAAGAAAAAGTAATCATACTAGAAAAAGAAGTATTAGTACTACAAAAAGAAATTGAGTTCCGTAAAAAGGAAATTCAAGCCATGAAACAAGAAAAGTCAGATTTTGAAAACTAGTTCAGCTAAAGCTAAAGGTCGTCGCTTACAACAGTGGGTACGGAATAAACTTATTGAACTCTTGTCCGTGGACCCAGAGGATATAGAATCACGACCCATGGGCAGCTCAGGTGAAGACCTGATTATGGGCGTACAAACTAAAAAAATATTTCCTTATTCTATTGAGTGTAAAAATCAAGAAGCGGTGAACGTGTGGAAAGCTTATGAGCAGTGTTCAAGTAATACTAGCCCAAACGTGGAAAGTCTAGTTATAATAAAAAGAAACAAAAGTAAACCGTTAGCTCTAGTTGACGCAGAATACTTTATTAATTTACACAAAGACGATGGATGAGTACCAAGAATACATAAGACTATTCGGCGATTTGCCTTTTAGTATGCGTCCTAAATTTGAAGACTATCAAAAACAAAAGTCAGCACAAACAGCACGGAACGTGCTCAGCAGTGAATTACAAAAAGGTAATTTAGAAAAAGCCTACACAGAAGGGTACGAACAACTCCCTTTAATGGACCAATTACTTTATGGCGTGGCACCTGGCACTGGCGAAGCTCTAGCCACATACGAAATACCAGAGTTCGCTAAACGTGGTAATATAGCTGCACAAGAAGGCAGAAAGCTAGACGCAGCAGGTAACTATTTAGTTAGTGGACTTAACGCTATGAGTATGTTACCTGTAGTAGGCAAAGCAGCAGGTTTAGCAGGCGACGTAACAAGAATGTTAGGTAGAGGTACACGTGCCAAAACATCAGATGACATGGGCGGTGGCACTAGAGGTATTGGTGACAATCAAGGACCACCTATAGATCTTCCTCCCCCTACTAGCACACCCACAGCTTTTGAAACAGTACTAACTACGGAAGACTTTAAAGCACCAAATAAATACACCTCTCGTCCAGCTACTACGGTGTTAGAAGAGAGCGTGGTAAATAATCCTAAGTTTAAAAAGTTATATCCTAACCCAGACAAGCCATACGAAATAAACAACATGTTAACTTTAATGGGTAAGTATGGAGGAGACAACCGCAACGTAAAAGAACAAATAGACCTTTACGTTAGCCCAGAACTTAAAGCTAAAGGTAAGGTTACCACAAGAGAACTACTAAACGACATAGCAGACAACAAGCCAAGATTTACAGAATATAAAGCTAGGTATGAAGAAGGTCCAGAAAAGTATGACCCATTAGATCAAACTCGCGAAATGGACTATTTATATAACTCACCTTTTGTGGCTAGATACGATAACCCCACAACCATTACAGAAGCACAACAACGTAAAGCTCCTATAGACTATGAGCACAAGTCTTTCTATATAAACCCTACTAAAGAAGGACAAACTTATAATATCACTAATCCTGTTCATCCAGAAGTGAGTCAAGGTTTTATGGCTAGTAGAACTCCTACCCGAAATAAAGTATTTCATTCACGTCAATACACCTATAACATTGACGGTAAAATAGTAAGCATTCCTGCGGAAGGTCAATCAGGTGCATATAAAATGTTTGAAAAAGCAGAAGACGTACCCTTCAGCTTTGATGAAACTTTAGATGCAGGCACAAGAGCAACACTAGACGACATTAATAACACAATAGAAGAACCCTTAATCGAGTCTCTACGAATGAGTGACACAATACCTCCTGAGTACAATAATATACAATCAATCTATGAATTAATCACACTACGTGATTTACGTTTAGGTAGAATGCAAGTACCTGACTTTAAAAAACTAAAAAGTGAAAACTCAAAAAGAGTTTCTAATATAAGAGATGAAGAAATTGATTCCGAACTTCTTGATACGCTTAATATGAACTTTGACATATTAAGTGAAGAACAAGGTTTACCTCCACGTGTACTTACAGAAGCAAATATAACACCTGAAATGCGTACAGCCTACAAGAGCCATTTAGAAAACAGTAATGAACTAAGTATTTCTACACTAGAAAACACGTTTAATGAAGGCTTTACCTCAATAGATACTCTTAATAATTTTAGGATTAAAAAACAAGAGTTGGCAGAAAAACTTCAACAAGTCTTTAATAGAGAATTAGGGCTAATAGTAGAAAACTACGACCCTAAAAAGTTACCGTTATTTAATGAGTGGTTTAACGTTCACATGAAAACTTCCCTACAAGATGCAGCTAACTCAGGAGTGGACGAAGTCTGGTTCCCAGTTAATGATTACGCTGTAGCTAGACAAAGAGGTGAAACACTAAGTACACCAGAAGCGGTTAGGATAGCTGAATTTGAATCTGATGGCGAGCTAATGCCTATAGACTTCAAAGCTAAAATGCAACCTAGCAAAGGTGCAAGTGAGATGGCTAAAAAATATAAAAAGTTTACGGAAAAGGGCTTAAACGCCATAGAGCGTGACTACGGTGTAAAACTAAACGCAGAACCCTTTACCGATGCAAACAATCAAGAATTTTATAAAATAGAATTAAACGATGAATTAAAAGATGCACTTTCTACTTTAAAACTTAACCGTGGTGGACTGGCTACTTTAATGCCTCTTAGATATTGAAAAAAGAACTACTAGAACAACTGCCTGAGGATGTCCTCAAGGAACATTTAGAACTAACCGAAAGGTTAGCAGAAATACAACGTGTAGAAACTGCTCAAGGTAATTTTTTAGACTTTGTTAAAACTCAATGGCCACAGTTTATTGCTGGTGCACACCATGCTAAAATGGCTGATGCTTTTGACCGTATAGCTCAAGGCAAAATAAAAAGACTTATTATCAACATGCCACCAAGGCACACGAAAAGTGAGTTTGCTTCTCATTACTTTCCTGCGTATTTAGTAGGACGTAACCCTAGTTTAAAAATACTACAAGCCACACACACCGCAGACTTGGCTGTAAAGTTTGGTAGAAAGATTAGGGACTTAATGTTAACGGAAGATTTTCAAAAAATATTTCCTGATGTATTAATTAACCCAGACTCAAAAGCAGCAGGTAAATGGGAAACTCAAGACAAGCGTGACCCAAAACGAAAGGGCGAGTACTATGCTGCTGGTGTAGGAGGTGCGTTAGCGGGACGTGGTGCGGACTTATTTATTATTGATGACCCTCATTCAGAACAAGATGCTATGAACCCAAAGTCCATGGAAGACACATATGATTGGTACACCTCTGGTCCAAGGCAAAGGCTACAGCCAGGAGGAAGCATCGTTATAGTTATGACACGTTGGAACGTGAACGATTTAACAGGTAAACTTTTAAAAGATATGGCTCGTGATCCTAAAGCGGATCAATGGGAAGTGATAGAACTTCCTGCTATATTACCAAGTGGCGACCCTCTATGGCCAGAATATTGGTCAAAGGAAGAACTAGAAAGTGTACAAGCTACGCTAAGAGGTGGTCCTAAGTGGCATGCTCAATACATGCAGAATCCAAGTTCAGAAGAAGGTGCTCTATTAAAACGTGAATGGTGGCAAGAGTGGACTAGTGATAAACCCCCACGTTGCGAATACTTAATACAAAGTTACGATACTGCATTTTTAAAACGTGAGATGGCTGACTATTCAGCTATTACTACTTGGGGAGTTTTTTATCCAGAAGGCAGTATAGGGGAACACTTTTATGACGGCACAGCCCCTCATATTATTTTATTAGACGCTATAAAAGGTAGGTATAGCTTTCCTGAATTAAAAGCCATAGCCCTAGAACAATACAATGAATGGCAACCTGACGTAACTATTATAGAAGGCAAAGCCAGTGGTATGCCTTTAACTCAAGAACTCCGTAACATCGGTATACCTGTACAGAACTTTACTCCCAGCAAAGGAAATGATAAGGTAGCTAGAGTAAACGCAAGTGCACCTTTGTTTGAGTCAGGTATGGTTTGGGCACCTGATACTAAGTGGGCAAATGAAGTAATAGAAGAATGTGCGATGTTTCCTGCTGGTGATCACGATGACTTAGTAGACTCAACCACACAAGCATTACTACGTTTTAGGCAAGGTGGTTTTATAAAACTACCTAGCGACTATGAAGACGAAGAGCTATATCCCAAGCGAAAAATAAGTTATTATTAACCCATGGCAATAGAAAGACAAAATCTCCAAGAAGGTGGCTTACCGCAAGAACTCCAAAATCAAATTGAGGAAACTCTAGAAGTAGAACTTCCTGAGGAGATGGACATACAAGGTGAGCAGACTACAGCTTTTGAAGTTGACCCACAAGGTAATTTATTTCCCTTATTTGAAGAGGAAGAAATAATAGTTACTGAACATCAAGTTAATTTAGCAGAAGTTATTGATCCTTCATCTTTACAAACTTTAGCCAGTGAACTAGTT